CATTAGACGCACCCATATAACTATCAATCAATACTGCCATGTTTTGTATTCTCTTAAATTAAGCAGGGTACTTTCTGCGGTTTAGGTTAAAGTTAAAGGTAGGCATACCAGCCGTCTAGTCCCCCTGCTAATTGTAAGTATGTTTTCTTTTTCATTTAGGCCATTGGATATGACACGTTAAAGTGTATCTGCCTATTGGCATTGGCTAATTCCACCGCATTTATATTAGTCATTCCCGAGTCGTGCATATAAAAAGTGGAGCTTGAACCCCTACACCAAACACCCTTAAATGTTGTACCCGAAGCGAAGCAAACACCACTCCCAATTTGAGACACATTTACAGCCAATGTTACTGGTAAACTGACAGACATTAAAACTGCACCCGCACCAGCAGTACCTCCTGAAGAGTTAGATAGACTTGCATTAGCATAAACATACCCATTCTTAATCGTAAAAGTTGCAACAACGGTGGAGAAACTTGGTGGAGTACCACCCGCAGCTGTAACGACAGGTGTATAGTTAAAGTATGATGGAAAACCCTGTGGGCTTTCTACTTTACTATAGAAAGGAAGTGTAATCGCTGCATTAGCAACTGTATAATCTGTTCCACCTGTAACAGTTAGTAAAGTATCAGCCACTCCTACTACATAAAAGTATTTAACCGTAGTCTGAGTAAGTTTTATCTTATCTCCTTTTTGATACTTACTTGCTGCACCAGACGGTACATTAATAGTAGTTGCACTAGCATAAGTCCAAGTCTGATTTGCGTCTACCCACCCAGTTTCTATTGCACTGGGCTTTATCAAAGAATCAACAGCGTCACCATCGCTATTCCACTGCACTAACCCTAGGTTTGTAGTATTAGGAGTACCTGTAATAATCTTTTCATCAAGACCACTTCTGCTTGTACTTTTAATTGCAGAGTATGGCAAATCCTGTACTGTATTCAAATCCCCATCTATTGTCTTATTAGTTAGTGTTTGAGTATCTGTTGTCCCTACTATATCTCCTGTAGGCATTGTCTTATTCGTTCCTTCTACAAACAAATCCCAGTAACCTGCCCAACTTGCACCCACCCCTGGCTCTGTTGTTGCTCCTGAAGTATGGGCTGTTGTACATACATAACCACTCCCGTTGCTTTCTACTGTATCATTTACTGAGTATGAGGTTGATGTCGCCCAAGCACCCTTCCAAGTAAAGCCCTTAGAGTCCACATAGGTTTTAACCGCTTTTTGACTTGCCACCTTAGTATCACTGTTAGCTGTTAAGGCTCCGTCTGTGTCTAAATACGACAGGGGCATTTGTTGGACATTGTCTACATTGCCCAACCCTACGTCTCCTTTAACTAACGCTAGATCCTCTTTAAGCGTTGCTACTGGAACGTCCTCTGGTGCACCCGTAGTTCCCGATGTTCTTCCTTTATACGTTTTAGTTGCCATGTTAGAGAGCTTTGCGTTAGACACACTACCGTCCTTAACGTCTGCTGTAATAGAAGGCGTTTCGTCTGTATAAGTAAGGTCTATGGTAGTAGTGTCAGTAAGAATACCCCCTACTGCGTCTTGAGCTTGTTCGTCTGAGTATCCACTTACAGGACTACCATTAACCAAATACTGCTGTCCCGCTGGTATGTTTATACTTCCACTATCGTCTATTGTTACTAATGAGTTTTGTATAATTTTACCCGTACCCTCGTGGAAACGTGCAATAGCATTATCTGTTGAACTCTCTGGCCCCCTTACATCTCCAGAACCCTCTCCGTCAACACCCTTTTGTGCCATTAAATCCCAATAAGTAGTATTTGTTGGTAAGTTGCCAGTAGAAGCAAGTTTACAAATATAAGAACTTCCACTATAAGAAACTGCATCATTTACCACATAAGCAGTTTCTGCACTATAGACACCCCTCCAGGTAATGTCTAAACCATCTTTTCCAGCTACACCCTGAATACCCTGTATTCCCTGTTCTCCTTTGTAGTTCTTCCATAACCCAGTAAAGTCCGAAGCCTGTGGAGAAGCTATCGGAGAAGTTGTTGTCTTAATGGCTATATAGTCTAAATTAGCGTCAAATGTAGTAGTAAACCCAGCCCCACTACTATCAGAAGCGTAAGCTATATATGTATACGAACTTGCACCATCTTCACCATCGGTACCTGGCAATCCTTGCTCACCCTGCACACCTTGTATACCCTGTGCACCCTTATAGTTCTTCCAAAGTCCCACAAAATCACTGGCCTGAGGGCTTATTATCTCGGTATTTGTGCTTTTAATCGCTATATAATCAAGGTCTGCGTTAAATGTGGTTGTAAACCCTGTCCCACTTGCGTCACTAGCATATGCTATATAAACAAAGGCGTCCTTACCATCGGTACCCTTATCACCCTTATCACCTTTATCTCCCTTGTCTCCTCGTGGTATTGTAAAATCTAATACTGCTGCACTTGTGGTTCCACTATTAATCACACTAGCATCTGTACCCGCATTCCCAGTTGTGGTTGTGCCCACATCCACTGTAGCAGCATCACCTTTTGGCCCTATAAACTGGTCTACAACTGCCTTTTTAGTGGTACCCTCAATACTTGCCGATTTATCGCTAACATCAACAACAGGTACCCAGTCTTTACCACTTTCAACTGTTGATAACTCTTCTAATTCGGATATTACTATTCTATCGCTCATGCGTCTGGTGTTTTAATATAAGATGTTAATATGTTCTCTTCTTTATCAAAGTCTCCCTCCTCAGTTCCTTTACTTACTACTATGTAATCTGTAGGACCCTCTGTCATTAGCCTTTGTCTAAGTCCTTCTGTAGCCAAGTAGAGTAAACCTCCAATAGGCGAAAACTGAGAGTAAGCGTCATTTTCTTTACCATATGACACTACCTCCCCATCTTCGTCCACGTATATTGTTAATTCGTCATCCTCTTTTGTCCAGCTCATTTTTACTTTTAATCAAAATAAGGGTCTCTAATAACCACCATTTCAGGGTCATCACTATTGGTGTTTATAAGCTCGTCAGTCATTTTCTCCAAACCCCTTTCAAACTCTGCCATTAAAAAGGAAGCCTCGTCAAACAGTCCTTGCCTTGCCTTAGCCTTAGCGGCTGCATACTCTATGGGCAAGTCTCCAAACTCAAAAGGAATATCGGGCTCATCGTCATCCTCTGCTAGGTCTGCAACGTTTTCTATATACCACATCCATAACCCCCTTGTTACGTTGGTCAGTGGCGTGGGCTTTAAGTCTATGTTTTTACCTCTTATTGAATAAACAGGAGCAGTAGGAAGTATGTTCGTGTCTACAGGGTCTCCAAAAGCGTTACTATCTACCCTATGAGCTTTGTATCTAGTCCCTTCATCGTTAGGGGCAACCTCTACCCTTATCATTTTTCTAAAGTCTAGTGGAAGACCATAAAGGTTTTGATTAGCAACTAAATTGGCCTTAGCTAGTCTAACGTAGTAATCCTGCCCTAGTGAAGCTAGCCTGTTCACAACCTTTTGATATCCTCTGTTGAGGTTTGCTTTAACTTCTGTTTCTGTAACTAAAAGATTGTCCGTTGAAACGTCCTGATTTATAATTTCGCCTACCCTTTGCTGCATTTCGAGGAATGTCATTGTAGTACCTTTTTAAATAATATTCCTCTATATATTTAATTATACCACGACTACACTATCAACTCTTGAGCCTTTGGAGGTAACAACCCCTTATAAAGCTCTACTACATCAGGGGCAATCTTTTCTATATCCCTTTCACTTACTACCCAACTGTGTGCATTTTTAACAAGGGACTCTCTTAACCCCTCTTTGTTTTCTATCATCTTTTCAATACACGCCTCTAGTTCTTTGTTGTCTTTGTAGGCTAGACAATTCTCGTTTCTTTTAATGTATGGAGAGTAGGGAAGCTGGTCTTTAACAATCATAGGTACTTTAAGGGCTGCAAACTCCATCATTTTAAGTTCACTCTTGTAAATGTTAAAACTCTCATCATCAGCCAAAGGAATAAGTGCAAAGTCCAAATCAAGCAACTTCATTCTGTAAGGGTGTGCCTCCCATTTTGTCCAAGGATGATACTCTATATTCAACCCTTTAAAATTCTCCTCAAAATTACTCCCTGCAATCACCAGGGTAACATTACCCCTCTTTTGCATAATCGTGCGAATTAGGGGCATCACAGCCCTCCAGTCGGCACTGTGAGAAGAGCCTCCACTCCAACCTATTCTAATTTCCCCCTTCTTTCTTTTTCTCTTAACCTCAACGTCAGGATAGTAGCTTAGATCTAAACAATTAGGAATTACAGCTGTCTTCTCAGCGTACTTAGCCCAAAATTGACTTAATGTAGGGGTAGGGCTTGTTACTAGGTCTGATATTAAAAGTGCTTCTAAAAGTTCTGTGTGTATTCTGACGTTTCTGTATCTATTAAACCCACTTGTAATCCCTGTTACCCATAAGGGAATAGACTGCATTTCCTCCATTCTAAGTTTTGTTCCTACTGTTGCCTGTTTATAATACTGCGTACTTTTTACGTCTTTACTTGGTACCCAAACGTCTCTAGTGCCAAACTGCTTATACGCGGGGTTAGAAGGCTTGATTTCAAGCGTGTTATCGTCATTGTCAAACACCACAACCTTTCTTGGAAACCTGTTTTTTATGTAGCGAATATACTCTAGTGTGCCAAACTTCCCCACGATCACGTCCGCTACTTCAATGGCCTTAAGCGTTGCTTCCTCTTCTTCAGTAGGGTCTAGTATTTGACTATCGGCTATTCCTAGTCTGTTAAACACCTTGTCCCACATACGTATTCTATGGTATCCGCACCCCCCGTCATCTGCTGGTAGGAATAGCACTTTGAGAAGTCTTTTCATCCTCTATACATAAAAAGTTATATACTATCAGGCTTTACTGTTAAACAGTATTGTCCTTCGCTATTTTTAACAAACGCCTCTCTAAACTTCTTTTTGTTAGTTAGTACATCGTCTCCATAAATCTTTTTAGCAATCTCCACCATTTCAACAGGTATTGTAGCAATATGCCTTAACTCCCTATCCTTACTAAACCCGTCTGTAAGCTCTCTCATACCCTTGTTTGCCATAAACAATCCACTATAACCGTCTTTGTAAACAGCACTAGTCAATCGTTTACGCTTTTCACTCGCTACCTTGCGAAGTATTTTATTAATAGCCTCTTTGAATACAGCTTCCTGCTGTGGGTTTTGGGGTGCTAGGTCTCCTAATAAACTTTTAATATCCTCCATTGTGTGTACTCTTAAGTAAGTGAGGGGCCTTTCACCCCTCGTGGTTTTTTACTTAGGAAGCAAGTCCAGTTAATTTACCGTTATACTTCTCAGCTTGAGAAGCTAAGGTCAATTCACCAACTACTACAAATCCATCTGCGTCTGCTACCTTTGCTGTATCGTCCTTTGCGACTGGTCTCAACTGTGGAACATTCCATGTTGAAGTGTCAAGAACTGCAATGGTGTCATTTGGCATTTGAATATCGGTTACTACCTGTAGCATTCCGAAGTTAGACTCATAAACTGCTATTGCACTTGTAAATGTCTTTACATTGTCAACAAACTGCCTTGAGTTCTCGAATAGGTCTCCCATCTTGTTCCTTTGCTTTGGGGCTAAAAGAATAGTATCAGGATCACCACCCTCTTCGTAAATTTCTGCTAAAAGTGAGTTAAACTCTGCTTCGGTAATATCTCTACCTGTACCAGTACCAGTAGATACGTTAGAAGTAATCCATGCGAGGATTCCCTTTAACTCTCTAGCTGCACCTGTACCGCCACTAACTGCACCTGTTCCATTGATAAGAGCTTTTTCAATGTCTCTACCAATTTCTTTTAGGGCTTTCTCTACTTGATATGCATACTCATCCTTATATCCAGCAGGGTCAACTGCTCTTTGAGTCTTAGAAACTTTACCCATCTTGCTAAAGATTTGAGTATAGTTCTGTCCTCTTGTTGCGGATGTTAATGCAGGGAATGCGTAGTCAAAACCTTCTATCTGTGCATTAGCTGCTGCGTTTGCGTATGAATCCATAGGCCACTCATGAAGCGTGTTCTTTGCCTTGGTCTTAGGAAGATTAGAATACATAGGATTCTTCATCTGTCCCATTGTTACCAAAACGTCTGTTAGGTCTTCATGGTTTACTAAGGCGTCATAACTTGTATATTTTATGTCTGCCATTGTAACTTGTAATTAAATAAACACCCTCTATTACTCTGGGATACTGATGTACTTTTTCAAAAAGCCTCTCATGTTTCCCGTTTTGGCTGCAGCTGCTAAATCAGACTTACGCTTATCGGTCTCCTCGTGAACTGGTCCACCTGGCTTTTCACTAAAGGTACTAGACCTCTGCTTTTTAGCCTTACTCTCTGCAATCGAGTCCAGATTCATTAGCTTAAAGGCTAACTCTGGGTCCGTAATTGTATTTCCCCTACTGGCTTGGTCGTCCATATACTTTGCAACCTCTTCGGCTACAAACTTAGGCCCACCATCTTTACCATCGTAGGTCTTAGAGAGCGTGTCCATTTGGCTTACAAACCTCTCTTGCCATTTATAAGCATTGAACTTTTGTTCTACCAACTGGTCTATCTTTTCTAAAGGAGCATAACCTAAAGCTTCTAATTCTTGCCTTGCCCTTTCAAGTTGCTGTTGCCTATAAGCGTCCTGTGGATCTACAGGGTTTAGTGCTTGGCCCAACTTGTCGGCAATCTCAGCCTTAGCCCGTAGCTGTGCCATTTCCTCCTTGAGTTTATTGGCCTCTGCTACTTTTTCTTGGAATCTATCATAAGGAATACTCCTTTTAGATTCCCCACTTTCTACTTCGGGGGTGTTTGACTGCTCCCCAGCAGATGTTTCCAAAGTATCTGGTGCGATTTCTTCTACACTTGACGAGGTGTCTGAGGTTGTCTCCTCAATGTTTACGTCCTGGATATTATCATCCATAATCGTATGCCTACATTTTAACGACTTCTGTGTCGTACAGGCTACTTAATTTATTTAAAGAACTGGTCTTTCTAGTAAATTATAACATATCGTAACAATCTACTTAAAAGCCCTAGGCTAGGGGCATAGAGGAACCCCCAGCATAGGACCGTTAAGTCCTATATTCCTACTGGCACTCCTCCCTCTACTGGTCCCATGTCATCAATAGGTCCTTGTGGCATCATTTCAGCCATAGGATCTACTGGTGGTGGTCCTTGTTTTGCCATTAACATTTGTTCAGCCTCTATCATTTCTAGTTTCTCTTCCATAATTCTTCGTTTCTCTTCCTCTGGGTCTATATCAAAGTTTTGAAGCAAGGTCATTCTACTAATATCTCCACCCCCTCTGAGCATAGTAAGTATTTCTCTCTTACCCTCCTTAGTGTGTGCCATACCACTACTTATCTTAACTTTAACCTCTGGATTTTTAGGTATTTGTGCTATCTGCATAAACTCTGCTTCACCTTCTTCATTTCTACCTACTGGTATTTGTGGTGCTTCTACCTGACCACTAATTACAGCCATTATATCTCCCCCCTCAGTTCTAAATGGTTTCGTAATAAGCTGGTAATCGTATCCCATTTCTAAAATATCTTCTCCTAGTCTACTTAAACAGTCTGCTAGGTTGTCTATCAAATCTATAATGTTCGTATAAGCATTCGCAACAAGTGTTTCAAAGGCTGTTCCAGCAGTTACCCCCTGTGGAGCCCTACCCATAAATGCCTCGTGTGCAGCCCCTATGTTTTGCATGTACTCTTGTATTTGCCTTATCTGGTTAAATGGTGTTGATGACATAGGCTTCATATCCATCTGGGTTATATTATGACCAGGCTTATGTCTTATAATCTGTCCGTTCTTGTTATTTATTATCTTAATACCACTGTTTGAGTCTGTTACATACTTACCCTTACTAAACACTATATTAAACTCTAGTATGCTCTTTTCAAGGTAGTTAAGTGCCTTGTTAAGAGGTACTAGGTTTTTAACCCAACCCTCTCCGTAAATTTCATTTAGGTTGACATCAGGGAAGTATAATTCAAAAGGAAGTTTCTTGTAGTCTGTTAATTCATTTCTGAGCACCTTACCCTCACAAGTTGTTATAACCCTTATTCCTTCTTCAGTTACACACCATGCTTCTCTCAAAAGAACATTACCACCTAGTGAAGAAGTGTCGTTCTTACTTGTTTCAAGTAACTCTTTATAAGTACTCTCGCTTACCTTACTTGTAGTAGAAAGCTCTTTAACAACTTCTTTGTCGTAATTAGGATTTCTCTCTACCAATTCTTTAGGCTTAGAAATAACCTTGATAACATACCTTGCAGTATCAATACCTGAACAATACGGGTCTATATAAGTGTCAAACGGGTCTAATACTTCTACCCATGGTAAACCTTCTCCTTGGTCTTCCTCAGCACTATACCCATATTGAAATATACCCTGTCCATAAAGTAATCCATAAAGAACAGCCTGTTTAATCTTGTGCTTCATATGAATCTTGTCATACACAAAGGCCAAGTATTCTCCTAGTATACTTGAATCCTCTGGTCTTAGTGTGGCGTAAGGAAGTGCGTCTACGTCCCATGTGGGCTGTGTTCTTGTTACAGCACCCCTAATAGCCCTTACTGTTGCGTATATCTGATTAACTTGAAAGTCTAGTGGGTCTCTACTACCCCATACAAGCCTTCCACTTGTCGTGTTGTACTTAACATTGTGCCAGCCTTTATAGTAAGCATGATTAATAAACCACTGCCTTTCTATTCGTGTACTACGATAGTTTTTCGCCTCGTCAAACTTGCTATCAACATAGCTTATCCAATATGTCTCATCGTACACTTCTTGGCTTTCTGCTTCTGGTTTGCCAATTAAACCCTTCACCCTTTCTTTTAGGTCCATTCTGGTCTAGTTATATTTTACTGTCCTCTATTGTTCCCTCTCCTCTAAAAAGGGTATTTGGTCTACGTCAAGGTCTATTTCCTCTTCCTTTTCTTCTGTATCGTCTGGTGCGGTTACTGTTACATACTCCACTAAATCCTTGCTTTTAATAAGCTTGTACAACCCTTCTCTCTCTCGTTTATTGAGAATTAGCAAGAATACTCCCATAATAATTTGTCCTACAACAGCTACACCAGCCACGATTCCTAGTATGATTTCCATAATAAATTATAACATAACTTAAAATAGGTCCTCTTCCCCCTCTCCTACAAAATCTATAATATCCCCCTCGCTATCATCATACGTTATATCGTCAGCGTCCTTAATCTCCCTTCCATACGGGTCAAGCTTGGGGTGTTCAAAGTAATCAGGTCGGCTCATTATAAGGTATCGTGTACAGTCCATTAAATCGTCTCCTACCTTAAAAGGCTCAGCCCTACTAGAATCAGAGCTTTCCTTCCAGCCCTTCCAGTGATAACTCTTAAATTCTTCTATTAACTTTTCACACCTTCCGCTTACAAATAACTTCCTTTCTCTAAGAAGCCTTGTTACTCTGTTTATCCCAGCCATTCTATCGTTATTACCCACTACAAAAGGCCAACCCTCTTCAAGCAACTGGTCATACATACTCATAGAGCTTGTTTGCTGTGTACCCTTACTTGCAGGGTCTATAATAAAACTTGAAATATTCTCTTTACTTAAATCGTTTCTTGTAAGTAGCGATTTCAAATGATTACCAATACCCTTAGTGTCCAAATACTGCTCCCTTACTTCGTCCAAAACATAAATATTATGTGCCACATCCTCTTTGGCAAGCACCATAGCCGTAGGGTGATTCCAACCTACATCAACACTTACAAAGAATATGTCTGTAGGACTTCTACCAGGAGGGGTTGTAACGTGCAAAGACTCCTCAAAGTCAGGATATATTAACCCCTCAAACTTCTCAAAGGAAGCTAAGTATTCCTGTCTAAACATAGCTTCACTTAAATCTCTTTTAGCCTTCTCAACTAGGCTTGCATCAATATAAGGGTTCTCTTGTGTGGTATATCTCCACGCTTCGTAATCTTCTTGCTTATCAAGTGCGGGCTTATAAAAGTCTGTGTACACCCAATCATAACCCTGTGGTGTTGTTGTGATCCAAGCAATACCACCCCTATCGGTTAATGCAGGGTATACTGTCTCCCATACCTCTCTGTTCATAAATGATGCCTCGTCTGGCCATACAAAGTCTAAGCCTACACCTCTTAATCTATCAGGATTATCTCCACTTCTAAACACTACTTGGCTTCCGTTGATTAACTCTAGTTTGAGCTCTTGCTTGTTCCAAGATTTAATTGACGTATTAGGGCACCACTCCATAAAAAGAGGTATATTAACATCCTTTAACATCGGATACGTTGGGGCTATTATCATGCCCTGCGTTTTAGGCTTAGAGTCCAGTTGTCTTAAAGCTTCAATCGTTCCTGCTATGCTCTTACCACCACGCCTACCTGCAATGAGGGTTCTAAAGCGTGCCCTTGAGTTATGAAACTCTCTTTGAAACTTATGGGGTTTGTATGTCTTGACCATCCTCTAATCCTTCTATAAAAATACCAGCAGTTATCTTTTCTCCCTTGCTTGTCATATCAACAAACTGAGGGGCTTTACCAAACCCTCTATCAAGTAGGTATTGCCTTGAAAGGTGAGAACTTTTACTCTCTGGGTTCTTGGCGTCCCTGTACTGCTCTCTTAAAAGGACCTCAGCTCTTATAGCCCCTTCGTCTTCGTCCTCTTGAAGTAGAAAGTCATAAACTCTGGCCATTGATAGACCTTCTAATATCTTTTTGTCTTGGCTCTTTGCTTTGTCTTCTGTGGTTGACATGGTTTTACCCTCTACAGGTTATATACTATATTATACCACCTTCTAGTTCGCTTATCTCCTCGAGGTTTTGTTCGTGCAGTTTTCTCATGCGTTCTATATAAAACTTGGCTTGCTCTTCCTTTGTTGGTTTTCTTCCAAGTTGCATCTTCTGTATCACGTATAAATCTCTCCTTTGCTGTTGGCTTGGAGTTAGTTTAGTGTCCTTAAAGGGGTCTTCTGGCATGTGCTCTAGTATGTCGCTTACCTTAACGTCTGCTAGTAAAACGTCTACAACGTCTGTTATTGCTACAATGGCAATATTACCCCTTAATCCTCTAATCTCTGCTATATCACTATCCTTAACCTCCAGTAAAGAGTCTAGCTTAATAGATACTGTACCGTCCTTTCTGTCGTTGTAGTTTTCTAGTCTACATTTAAGTATCTTCATTTAAAAACAGTAAAAGTTACATAACAGGAAATACATAGTCTTGTCTTACTTCTTCTATGGCTTCCCTAAGTTCTTTGTACCACTTATCTTCTATCTCTCCACTTTCTAGTATACGCTTGGCTACTACAATACACTCGCTTAACTCACATACGGGTATTTTTTCACCCATCCAGTATGAGTTAGTTACCTCTCCCCAGTTAATACTCTTTTTGAAATATATACAAGCCCTATGTGGTGGAAAGGTTACAGCGTCTGGATATATACCCTTCCATAGTAAGAATGCTATTTCCCCTATACTAGACGTTACATACTCTGCTTCCATCTTGGCAGTTTGGCAAATTATATAAATAATAACCCTTTATTCTTTACTTGTCAAAACTTGTAATAACTCTTTCATTTCCTCTATGCTCCACTTCTTAATTTCCTCTTTAACTGTGTATAAATAGGCGTAGTCCTCCCATCTGTTTTCTTCCAACCACTCCCTTGCCCATAGAGGATCTTCATGAAAACTTTGTAATCCAAACTTGTGGTGCGAAACACAAAGACTGACTCCGTTCCTTAAATCCCAACGCAGATTCCTGTTTCTTCTCCCTACTATGTGATGACTATTAAGATTGTTTCTTTTACCACATACTTCACATCTATACCCAGCCCTTCTTTTAACCTCTAAACTCCACGCTGCATCAAGTCTTTTGGTTAAACTGGTCTTATTTACTTTTCTTTTCTTACTTGGTTTCTTTAACACTTTTTCTCCCCCTTTTTCTGTATGGTAGTAGTAATTCTAACTGTTCTTTTGTAACTCTAATAGAACCCTTCTCGTAAACAGGCTCAATTAAACCCTCCCTAACAAGATTGTAATACCTGTTATAAAGGGTCCTTGCATTTATATTATACATCTCTTTTATCTGGTAAATACTATACATTGAAACTATAAAGTAAAATTAAAAACTCCAAAATCATGTACACGCAGGCAAATCCCATGGCTACTAAGTAAAGGATCATTAAAGATATTTTTATTCTATCCATTAAAATATAATTATTAAAAGTAAAATAACAATCAACACAACAGTACCAACACAACCTAAATTCTCAATTAGCCAATTTGTAATAGAAATTAAAAGCCCTGCTATTAAAGGTAGTATAAAGAATACAAATACTAAAGCCGCTACTATTTCCCAGAACACTTATTTTTATTTGATAATTTATCTAACTCGGATTGTATCTTTTTACTTATCCCCTCGTAGGCGTGATTGCCACTATTAAATATGTCATTCATTGCAAGTTTTAAATCGAACCATTCCTCTTTAGTAAATACGTTCATTGCACCCTCTTCCCTTGCTTTGGATAGTTCTTGGGCTACAACTTCACAAATCTCGCTGTATTCCTCAATATTTTTAATCCCATTGTTAGAATATTTCTCCAATACATCTTGCAATCTCCACTTCCAATCTTCCATCTTATATATAACT